CCGCGGCCTATCAGGTGATCTACGCGGACGCAAAAAAAGAACGCCCCGAGGCTGGCACCTCGAAGCGCTCCCGTCCCCAGAGCAGGAGCTCTGAAAACCATTGCAAGCACAGTATATCGCAAAAACAGACGAAAGTCAACACCTTCCGAGGGGAGGCGCGCGCATGACGGGACTGGACATCTTCCTGATCCTCGTCGGCGTCACGTCTCTCACGGAGCGGCTGATGAAGATCATCGTCTATTTGGATGGAGGAAAGTATGAGCGAGGGCGTAATAAAGTCCGGCCATCGTGAGCCGTTTACCGTCCTGTATAAGTCGGCGATCCGAGACACGCGCCTGAGCTTTGAAATGCTCGGATTCCTGACCTATATGCTGGACAAGCCTCCCGATTGGGAGTTCACCATCTCCGGCATGGCGAAGGAGCGCGGCATCGGCAAGGACACGGTGCGCCGCCTTGTGGGACGGCTTGAGGAGGTCGGTTATCTGATGCGCGAGCAATCGCATGACGGCAGCGGGCGCTTTTCCGCGAACACCTACGTTTTGCAGGAAAAGCCACCGTTGTCGGAAAACACCGACAACGGTGAAAGCCGTCGTCGGGAAACACCGTCAACGGAGTTTTCGACCCAAAGTAAGAACGTAGAGACTAAAGATTATATTATACCCCCCTATAGTCCCCCCACGGGGGACAGCGCGGAGCCGAGAAAACGGTGCAGCAAAACGACGCCGACATGGAAGCCGGAACGCTTTGAGGGCTTCTGGGCCTACTACCCACGCGGGGAGAACCGCATGGGCGCGGTGCGCGCCTGGGACAAGCTCAAGCCAGACGACGCGCTGATCGAGACCATCGGCCGAGCGCTGCAGGTACTCAAGGCCTCGCCCGCGTGGCGGGACGGCGTCGGCATCCCGTATGCCTCGACCTTCCTCAACGGATGCCGCTGGGAGGATGCCAAGGCCAAGCGCCCGGCGCAGAGCGCCAAGGCGCAGCCGGTGCGCCGCATCGAGCAGCCGCCGGATAGTCAGGACGGAGGGTGGACATGGGCCGAGTAGACGCGCAGCCGAGCGCCGGTTTGGAAGCCGAGCGCGCCGTGCTCGGCGCGATGCTGATCGACGAGAGCATCGTCAGTCAGGTGCTCGCCGAGGTGGACGAGCGGGACTTCACCAGCACAGCCAACCGGCTGATCTTCCAGGCGGCGCGCGAGGTGTTCCGCGAGGGCGGGCACGCCGACGCCATCACGATCAACGCGAAGCTCGGCTATGCCTCCGGCTCGCCGCAGCAGCAACAGCTCATCGACCTGATGGAGGTCACGCCCACGAGCGCGAGCTGGCGCGAATATGCGCAGCTTATGCGTGAGCAGGCGGCGCTGGGCCGCATCCGCGCCCTCTCGGCGCAGATCAACGGCGCGGCTACGCTCGACGACGTCCGTCCGCTGCTCTCGGAGCTGCAAGCGCAGATGACCTCGCGGCGCGGCGTGAAGGTGGTGCCGATGCTGGAGCTTTTGCAGGACTTTTCCACCCGCCACGCGAGCGGCGCAGCCGCGGACTATGTGGGCTTCGGGATGGACGTGCTTGACCACAACAGCTTCATCCGGCGCGGCGACGTGGTGGTGCTGGGCGGCTACCCGAGCGACGGAAAGACGGCCCTTGCCCTGATGATGGCCTATCACATGGCCAAGACGCTCAAGGTCGGCTTTTTCAGCCTCGAAACGTCCGCCGGCAAGATCGGCGACCGCATCGTGACGCAGGGCATGAAGATCGACTTCGACGCGATCAAGCGCAGCCGCCTGACCGATCGCGACTGGGGCACCTTCGCGGTCTGCTCGGAGGACGCGGCCAAGCGCCGGCTTGACGTGATCCAGGCGAGCGGCATGACCGCGGGCGACATCATGGCGGAGTCCATCACCTACGGCTACGACGTGATCTTTGTGGACTACGTCCAGCTGGTCGTCCCAGAAGGGAACCCGCGCGACCTGCGCAGCGAGCAGATGGCGACCGTCTCCCGCGCGCTGCACACCTTTGCCCAGAGCCGCGGCGTGCTGGTGGTGGAACTGGCGCAGCTCAGCCGCCCCGAGCGCGGGGCATGGCGCGCGCCGGATATGCACGACCTCAAGGAGACGGGCCAGTTCGAGCAGGACGCGGACCTGATCGTGATGATCTACCGGCCCGACCCCAAGCAGAACTACTCGCAGGAGAAATGCCGCGTCATCCAGATCGCCAAGAGCAAGGAGGGCCGGCGCGGCAAGGGCGTGTTTGCCTTTGACGGCAGGCACCAGACCTTCGCGCCCTACACCCGCGATGACGAGAAGGGCCGGAAGGAGAAAACGGACGGCGAAGCGCCCGGTCAGATGGCGCTCGAAGAATTGCCGGAGGACAAAAACGCGCCGTTCTGAAAAAAATCGAGAGAAAGAGNTGAGGAAGTGCCAGAGGACAAGAACGCGCCGTTCTGAAAAAATCAAGAGAAAGAGAGAAACGATATGCCAAGAATCGGAGATACCCACGCCATTTTGGCGGACATCGGCGCGGCCATCGGCCCCGGACATCGGGAGCTCCCGCGGCTGCTGCCCGGCCGCATCGTGTACATCAACCGCGCGCACCGCTGGTTCCTCGTCGAAGCCGACCTCGGCGACGGCGTCAAGGTCCGCGAGGGCTTCAAATTTTGAGAGAGAAACAGGAGAACGACATGAAAACCATTGCGATCATGAACAACAAGGGCGGCGTCGGCAAGACCGTCACCGCCATCAACCTCGCAGAGATCCTCGTACATGACTACGGAAAGCGCGTGCTGCTGATCGACTGCGACGGACAATGCAATCTGACGAACTTTTACAAGCCGGGCTACGACCCCGACTCGGACAGCAACGTTGCAACGCTTTTGCTTGGCATGGCGGAGCCGCTCTGGAGCGATTCCGCCATCACGCTCTCGCCGTCGATGCTGCTTGTACCCGCATCCTCGGAGCTTTATGACATCGACTGCAACGCGCTGCACGAGGGTATGCGGCGCACGCGTGTTCTGTATGATTTCGTCCGCGCGGCAGAGGATGACAACGGCGCGGACTACTGCATCCTCGATTGTCCCCCTGGGTACACCGTGGCGAGTGTCAACGCGCTGTTTGCCTGTGACGAGGTGATTGTCCCCGCGAAGATCGACGGTTTTGTCTTTGACGGCCTCGAGAGCGTGCGCGCTCAGATCCGCAGCCTGCGTCGTGCGCGTCCCGACGTGCGGATTGCCGGTGTGCTCGTCACAATGCGGAACAGCAGCGAGGTCGTGCGCGAGGGCGAGACCTTGCTGCGCCAACGCGGGATCCCGGTCTTTGAGCAGGTCATTCGGCGCACGGATAAGGTCGTGGAGACCACGTTTGAGAAAAAACCGTTGATCGACTACTGCCCGCGGAGCGTGGCGACGCAGGACTACCGCCGCTGGGTGGCAGAATATCTCGGAGAGGAGCTTGGTCATGGCGAAGTTTGACATCACGAAATTTGCCGAGGCTCTGCCCGACCGCGCGGATTTGCCCGATTCGGGCATGACGCGCGAGATCCCGGTCGGTGACATCCTCGACAACCCGCGCAACTTCTACCCGCGCCCCGACAACAAGGCGCTCGTCGCGCTGATGGAGTCCATCCAGGCCAACGGATTGCTCGAGCCGCCGACCGTCGTGCCGGCGGAGGACGGCAAGTATCGCCTGATCTCTGGACACAGCCGCATGGCGGCGCTGCGGCTGCTCGCGGCGAATCGGGACGAGGCCGTCGCGAAGCAGTTCTCCACCGTGCTCTGCCGGGTGCTTCCCGCGATGACGGAGGAGCAGGAGCTGTGCGCGGTGATCGAGGCGAACCGTCAGCGCGTGAAGTCCAACGCGCTGCTCGCGCAGGAGGCGGAGAAGCTCAAGGAGAGCTACATCCGGCGCAAAAAGGCCGGCGAGGCGTTCCCGGTCGGGCTACGCGACTGGATCGCCAAGGAGATGCAGATCAACGCGACGAAGGTCGGCAATTTGCAGGTCATCAAAAAGGGCCTCAAGGTGCCGGGCATCATCGCCCGGTGGGAGAAGGGCGAGCTGCCCGAGGCCGCCGCGCTTGAGATCGCCCGCATGGACGACGAGACGCAGTACAGGCTGCTGGATTGGGTCATTGACCACTGTCGCACATGGTCGATCAACAACGTGCGCGAGTTTTCGACCTGCTGGACCTGCTGCAAGCATAAGTGCCCGGATACCGGCGGCTTCTGCCCGAACGCCGCGCGGATGTACGCTGACCGTTATCGCTACGGCGAGTGGCGCTGTGCCGGCTGCTGCCGCGAATGTCTTAACCGCGACACCTGCTCTACCGCCTGCCGCTTCGTGGTCGCCGAGCGGCCGCCGAAGGAGCCGGAGCCTGCCGTGCCCCGAAATCCGGCAGCAGACGACCCACGGCTCAAGAATATGACCCCGAAATTCTGCGAGCGCGTCAAGGCACTGCGCGAAGCGACCGGCTTGACGCGCAGGGAGTTTGCCGAGAGCATCGGCGAGTACCCCGGCACCTACAGCGCGTGGGAAAACAACAGCCTTGCCGGTGCGGGCTCGCTGCCCAAGCTGGCGCTGACGCTCGGCACGACGATGGACTACCTCTGCGGTCTGACGGACGATCCTGCGCCGAAGCCTCCCACCTTGTTCAGCGTGGACCTTTGCTCGCCGGTCTGGCAGCCGCTCGACGCGGCGCACTGGCCGGAGGAGGGCGCGCTGGTCGTGCTCAGCTACGAGACCGGCCTCGGCGGCAGCAGCTACCTTGTGGCCCGCTGCGCCGGCGGCGCGGATGATGAGTACCCGTTTATCTCGACAGACGCGGGGACCACGGTCGACGACATCGTCGAGTGCCGCTGCGACCGCTGGATGCCGCTTGCCGAGTGCAGGCGCGGAGGGGAGGGCGCATGAAAAACGCTTACGCAAAGGAGCAGGCGGAGCTGCGGCGGCAGCTGCTCAACTACGGGGCGCTGGTCGGGCAGCAGTTCAACGTGGACATGATGTGCCTTGCCCTCAACGAGGAAGGCTTTGGTCACGACCGGATTATGCGCATCATCCACCGCGCGGAGAAGCACGGCGAGTATTTTCACGAGTGCCTCGCCTACGGCGTGGAGAGCGACGCGCGGTTCGAGCAGCTCGACCAGCGGCTCCGGTACATCTGCCGCGACCACCCGGAGGACTTCGTGCCGCGTGAGGAGCGATACCCCAACGTCAAGGTGCCCGGCATGGGCAAAAAATTTAAAGCGGAACCGATAGGAGGATGAACATGAAAAACGAAGAGATCGTCAGGGCGCTGCGGTGCATTTCCACCGCAGGCGGAGAGAATGCCTGCGAGCATTGTCCGTACTGGAAGGAAGAGGAAGTCCCGGAAGAAGAACGGCCCATATACGGAGCCGACACCTGGCATTCATGTGATGTCGACCGCGTCGGACTGGACGGCGCGGATTTGATCGAGCGCCTGACCGCGCGCTGCGCGCGGTACGCCGAGGAGATCGCCGTGGCGCAGGAGCGGTTGCGGTGGATCCCCGTGACGGAGCGCCTGCCGGAGATCTCTAACTCGTGGGGGGTATCGGATGTTGTCTTGTGCATCATTAGCGATCCTTCCGGGTACCCACCGCCGAATCCGGGATTGTGTGTATATTTGGAGGACGGAAGATGGACGTGCCACGGGCAGATTGTGCGGGTTACGCATTGGATGCCGCTACCTGCAGGGCCGGAGGTGGAGTGATGATTGAGCTCAGATTAGACGACCCTCATTTCGCGGAAAACGCGCTGGCGGCAATGAGCCTGAAAAAGATGGGATTCCGGGACGACGAGCTGGAGCTGCTCTACCAAAAGCAGCTTGAAGAGGATGCAAAGGAGGCAGCTAATGACTGACATGGAACGCAAGACCTTCTGCGCGGCGCTCAGACGCTACGGCGCGCAGGCGCAGATCACGATGGCCTTTGAGGAGATGGCCGAGCTGCAGGATGTGCTGTGTAAGTTCCTGCGCGGGCGCGTGGACGGCGACACGCTCGCCAACATCGCCGAGGAGATTGCCGACGTCGGGATCATGCTCGACCAGA